TCTCTGGCGTGAAATTGTTGAAGAGTACCAAAAGCTGTTGGACCAGAAATCAGAGCAAGCGGCTCTGGAACTGCATCAAAAGCGGGTGAAAGCATGGCGGCGACAAAGGTTAAAAAATCAGATACTGGACAGGGTGCTGGAAACAGTGGCGGTGGTTTTCGTGGTCGCTTACCTGATATGCCTAATGTGGATAATCAATCTGAATCATCTGGGTCGATTGGATACCTTTTGGTTTTAGTCCTGTTTGCACTTGTCTTTGTATTGGTCTTGCCTCTTGTAGGGATGATGTATATGGACACGATGGTGGTAAGGCGAGAAGCCAAGGCCCAGATGGAAAAGGTGGAGAAACTGCGAAAGCAGATTGAAGACGAAAGGAAAAAAGATGATTGATCTTGCCAAAACTATGGGGGCGGTTGCCGCTAGTATTGCCGCACTGGGTGGCAGTTATACACTGGCCGACAAGTTTGGCTGGTTTGACCGTGCAATCATTGAGTGGTCGCCTGAAAACTTCAAGATCGTGGCAGAAACTGGACAGCCCATAAATGTCACTGTGGCAAGAATAAAAAAACGGGATGATTGTTCTGTTGAAAGTTTTACGCCAAGCATTCGTGATGCGGCTGGTATGGTGCATGAAGCGACCACCACTGCAAGCAGGTTTAGCGGCCCAGCAGGGCCACAGATTGATACGTTTACTTATCAACTCACGATGTCGAATAAAGAAAATATTGCCAACGGTAAAGCCACTTTGCTGGCAACCATCAAATACAGATGCCCTGAAGGGGAACGTGTTGTGCAGTACCCCCGTCACGAAAATTTAAGTTTTGAACTGAAAGGTTAAATAATGGACTGGCTTAAACAAATTGCACCGACTATCGCCACGGCAATGGGTGGCCCCTTGGCTGGCATGGCGGTATCGGCTATTAGCAAAGCCATTGGCGTTGACCCAGACAAAGTTGGCGACTTGATCTCCAACAACAAGTTATCTGCCGAGCAGATTGCACAGGTCAAGATTGCTGAAATTGAATTGCAAAAGCAAGCGCAAGAACTTGGCCTAAACTTTGAAAAACTTGAGGTTGAAGATCGCAAGTCAGCACGGGAGATGCAGACCATCACGCGCTCAATGATGCCGCCCATCCTAGCTGGCGCAGTCACTGTTGGCTTTTTTGGTATCGTGACGCTGATGTTTTTCAGCAAGATAGACGAAAACAACCCAGCAATCTTGATGATGTTGGGAAGTTTGGGCACTGCATGGACAGGCATCATTGCATACTACTTTGGAAGTTCTGCTGGCTCACAAGCGAAGACTGATATTCTTTCAAGGACAGCAAAATGAACTTGTCACCCCACTTCACCTTGGAAGAACTTACGCACACAGACCATCGAACCCTGGATAACACACCAAATGAAATTGAACTTGCAAACCTTCAAAGACTGGCTGAATTCCTTGAAACAATCAAAACCGTACTTGGCGGCAAGCCAATCATGGTTAACTCTGCGTTCCGCAGTAAAGCGGTTAATGATGCGGTAGGGTCCAAAGACACAAGCCAGCACCGAATCGGTTGTGCCGCCGATATTCGTGTACCAGGAATAACCCCTGATGAAGTGGTCAAGGCCATCATTGCCTCTGGAATTGGCTACGATCAAGTTATCCGAGAGTTTGACCGCTGGACGCACATATCAATCCCCAATGCTGGAGCACCCCGCAAACAGGCTTTAATCATTGATAAGTCAGGGACACGGGTTTATTCTTGAATCCACAGTAAGATTTGCACAAAAACCCATCCAACCACAATTGTCACGGCGGCTCCAAGGCACAGGATTAAAAATAAGCCGATCACATAACCCCCCGCATTTCCCAACCAAGCAAAAAATAGTTCCAGCGGATTTTCATATTTTGATTGGTGAACTTTTCACCGTCCCATTCCAGATCAACCAAGTTATAACCTTTGCCAGTCATCATGGCAATAAAGACTTGTCGTGCTTTCATTGATTTTTTTCCTTGAGTTTGGCTTTGATTGCGTCAGTAATATCACCGCCCGATAAGTCCCAAAACGTCCAAACCTTTTTTTGCTGTGGTGGCTCTGTGCGATGTTGTGGGGTGGTGTTTATAAATTGCTCCAACTCAATAGCAAGCTCCCAACAAGTTCCTGCGCCAAAGCTTGATGGAATGTTCATGTGTTGCCCATTGTCAGATTGGCGTTTGAGAAATTCAACCCACTCTTTCATGCGCTTGACCGCCACAGGCTCTTGCTCTGTGCGCTGTGGTGGGGTGGTGAAGAGGGATGTGTGTTTGGCAAAAGGAATGTTTGTTTGCATGAAACCAATGCCTTTTGAGGTATACCCGCCACCATTATTTACATCCCTCATCCACGCCATAGGCTCTTGCTCTGGCTGTGCCAATCGTTCTTTGAGTGCGGTGATGGCTTCTTCTGTTGGTTGGTGTAACTTACCATGCACATCCCAGTATTCCAGCGCATCAAGAGCCATTGCCATCGCATCTTTGTCATTCATGCTTGTCCCACTCCGTATCCGATAAAGTAAAAAATCACTACTACCACAACCGGATGTTTTAAGCAGCGGCCTGAAAACCACCAATCAATAAATTTGTTTATGTTCATATCAACTCCTTCTGCACAGGCACAAACCGCCACTCACGTTCTGCCCTGCCTGACTTTGATTTAGTGACTTGCCCAGTTAATTCCACCAGCCCCAGTCGTTCCAGTTCAGGCAAGCGTCTAGCCACTTGATTGCCATCTAATCCAGTCAACTCAGCGATACCGTCTTTGCCCCTTGCGCCAAAACGCTGGAGACAATCCACGATCAGCAAGCCGTGCTTGTTAGCCAATTCCTTGGCTGAATCCGCTGCTTGGAATGAGGTCAGCGGGTCAGAACTGCGAACCCTTGGAAATGTAAGCATGATCAAAACGCCAGATCGTCATCGTTATCTGCTGGCAAGCCCTTGGGTTCGTAGGGCTTGGGGTCATTTAGATATGCCCACCCGTCCCACCCGTTTTCTTTGAGTGGGATTACATCCAGTTTGAGCATTTCCCCATTGCGAGTGTCAATGATGCTGCCAATGCGCTGGTAACGGTTCTTTTGCTGGCCTTGGGCGTTGGTGTACTGGCCCACGATGGCGGTGATTTCTTTTTTGACTTTACTCATGGCTGGCTTTCAATGTATTGGTTTAATTGCTGAACTTGGGATTGGACTTCAGCAAGAAATTTCACAATTTCTGCTTCAATCTCTGCAATGTATGCATCATCACGGTCAACCCGTTTGACAAACAATTGCGCTTTGGCTGGCATTCTTGGGTCAAACACCACATAGTCACACCACTTGCGCCCTGTGCAAGCCATTTGAAATTGCATCTGGGTGAAGTATTTTCCTGGCACTTTTTGGGATAGCAGCGTTTCAATCATGGTGAGGGTGTTTGGGCATTTGATTTCAATGCATCCATCGTCCCCAACAAAACCATCAGGGGACGCACCAGCCCACTCAATCGTTGGATGACGCACAAACCCGACTTCTTCCACCATTACGCCCTGTGTGGCCTCATAAGCGGCACGAGCAAAGGGTTCGGTATCTGTGCCCCACTGCATGGCGGCATTGGTGTATGACTCTTGTTTGGTAAAGGTCAGGCGTTCCACCACAAGCTGGGCCATGTAGTTATCGCGGCTGGTGCTGTAACCCGTTTTTGTCTTGGCGATTACATCTGCCACCCTGCTGGCGGTGACCTTGCCCAAGCGTTGGTAAAACCATTCGGTTGAACCTTGGATGATTTCAGTTTCCATTGCGTGTCTCCAGCATGGCATCTGCCATCTTGTATGAAAGTTCAGAAACGATTAAATCTGTTTCTGGATATGTGCCACGGCTAATCCATCCAGAAATAAAAGATTGCATGGCAAAGATGGCGATAAAGTCTTTGAGGGTTATTTCCTCAAGACCAATTTCTTTCTTTTTTCTCATGCTTTTTCCTTTGCTTTGGCAATGCGGTCTGCCTTGGCTTTGATGACCTTGGCAATCCAAGTCTGGTCGCCCTTGCAAGCGTCATACGCTGATTTGTAGGCGGTTTGCAGTTCCTCTTTATTGGCACTTGCATCAATTGCGGCGATGTGGTCTGCCATCATTCCAGCGTCAATCTGTGGCGTTTCTGCGCGGCGTGAGCCAGCATTACCATCGTCATCTTCTGGGGCGAGGCCAGTGGCGGCTAAAAGGCTATAACGCCGCGCATAGGTCAATGCCGAGCCATACCCTTGAGGGTCTTGTTTAGCGGCAGGTACATGAAGCATTCCGCACTCCATCACTTCACCACTTTCGTGGACAAAGATTGTTTCAACCAACACGCCTGTTGGACAGTCATAAGTGCGTTGCATCAAGCCAATGCCGTTGTCGTTTAAAGACCCAATAACGGCCTCAATGCAGTTGGAGAGGTCCGCATACTTAGACCGAAAATGCGGGTTTGTAGAGGTCTTTAAAGCTGGCCCAAATGCCTTTTGTGCTTTGACAAAGGCGGCGGCGATTTGTTTTCCGATTGGTGTTTCCATTATTCTGATTCCTTTGCAATAAGTTTGGTTTCAAGTTCTTTGATGTATTCCTGTGCAATCAGATCGGTCTGGATGTA